CAATGCTTATGCTATGAAGGGTCGCAATGGGCAAATCAAGTAATGCGTGATAATCTGGACATCCTACCATATCTCGAACTGACAGGCGAAGAAAAAAGAGCCGTAAAAAATTATTTTAATAATTTGTGATTTTTCTGTTGACATATACTCCAATGGAGTATATAATAGAGTCATCAAGAGAAAACAAACACAGAAAGGTGGAAATAAAAATGACAAGAAATGGTAAGGATTACACACTGACACAGGAAGCATTAGATGAAATCGCGACTTACATGAACGATGAAATTAGAGAAGACCTTCACTTCGATATGGCTTCATCATGTGAGCCAGAGGAATTCCTGAGAGCTTACGTTGAAAGAGATTCAGAATTTGAGAATTTACTGAGAATCGAATTTGGAATTGAGCTGTAAGGAGACAAAATGACTGTAAAAGAGCTTAGAGAGCTTACAGGGCTTTCTCAACTAGCTTTCGCAAAGTTATACGGGATTCCCAAGGGAACGTTTCTGCACTGGGAGGCTGAGGAAAGAAAGCCTCCCAAGTATGCAATGGAATGGTTAGAGCGAATTGTAAAGGAAGACTTTAAATGAAAGGAATAAAGAGAATGCAAAAGAGGGAAGCTTCGTGCTCCCCTCTTCTTTTTTATGCCAGTATTTTATTGATCACAGCCTTGTACTCCTTAGGATATAGCAGTTTTATTGCTTCCATATGCTCATCCAGTACATCTAAGGCTTTTTCTATCGGTACTTTTCCAACCGCCTCTAAAAAATCAGATTTAGGGGCAGTTGGTTCTGCTGCATACGCATATCTTGGCATTTGCTGTATCTCAATTGGCTCTGGTTCTGGTGTAGGGGAGTTGCGCTCTTGTACTATGTAGAGCATAGCAAGCTTTTCCACTGATGAGTAAGTTGTTTTTTCGTTCTCAAGCCGTGTAATCTCGCTTCTGATCTCGTCCATATCAAGCATCGCTCTACCCCCTTTCCATCATCATTCCTGCAAAGCTTCCATAGCCTTTCTAAGTGCGCCTTTCTGGCTCTGGCTCAGATCACTGTTATCAATCATATCTCTGATCTGATCTGCAAGCATCGTGCGTCCCTCATCCATGCTGTAGCGTCCTCTGCCGTCTCTGCTGTAGTGTGCCCTCACATAATGCCGTCCATAGCTGCTACCGCCATCTGGCTCTCCGTCTCTGCTGTATCTCCATTTTCTGCCGTCCTCGCTATAACCAAGCTTTTCTTCAAGCTCGTCAATGCGTAATAGTTTCTCTTTTGCCACAATCAGCTTATATACCGTGTCAAGATCGCCTGCGGACATTTCGCCCTTCTGTGCGATTTCTTCAAGCTCCGCACAAATCATGCGTTTTAAATCTTCCGTTGCGCCCATTATGCCACCTCCTTTTTCACAATTATTTCTGCCGTATTGACTGTAACTGTTGCACCCTCTACTACTCTTGCTGAGACTGTGCCACAGCAGCAGTCTACGCAAAATTCCGTTTCTGCATCGACTGACCAAACGTCAGTAGCAGCCACAGGAACAACAGACATTAAAGTTTCTGGTAGCCTCTCGCCATCCAGATACAATGCAAGCTGAATTGCTCCTGCAACTCCCGTTACGTTGGCATGGAAGTACACGAGGTACTTTGCAGGGTTGCAGCAAGTGCCGCCCTTGACAGTCACCTGCCCTGAACCTGCTCTATGCTTAATATTACAGCAACCTTTAATAATTGTGTTGGTATATGGCACTGCACCGCCCAGAGGGACGGCTGTAGGTGTGGTTAATGTATACTCTGCCATACTCGCCACCCCCTATCAGGAACAGCTATTGCACGGATTGCAGCAGCCACCCATGTAGCCGTAGAGCTGTCCAGCAGGGAAGCTCGGAACTGGTGCAGGCTTGAGAGTCTGTACCAAATAGTTATTCTGTGCCTGCTGAGATGCCGCAAGCTGTAAACCGAAAATCTGCTGATTCTGCTCTGCAATCTTCGCATCTTTTGCCGCAATCTGCTGTGCATTCAGTGCATCAAGGATAGCTCTTGCGTTGCTGTTCTGATTGTCGATGATATCGCGTGTGTTATTTGCATTGTTGTAGTTTGTCTGGCAGAAACCAGATTCTACGCTATGCTGTACCGCATTGGTATTCATCGCCATGTTGTAATTCACGCCAGAGATAGCCTCTCGGTTATCGCAGCAGCACTGTGCAAGCTGAGACTGCAAAGCGTTTGCATTCTGCATAGCCGTGATGTTGTTAGCGTTCATCTGCTGCATAAGATTCATCTGCCCGTTGGCTCTGGATAACTCAGCCTGTGCAAAGCCATTACAAAGGTTCTGGTTTACGTTTGAGAATCCATTCAACGCGGTAGTGTTCTGGGCATAGAATCCATCACATAAGCCGCTGTTGATCGCATCGGATTTGCGCTCTAGCGATGCTGTAGAGCTATCAATCTGTCGCTGCAAGGTGGCGAAATCGCTTGCTAAAACGTAGTTATCTGCTGCGCCTCCGTTGCCGCCCCATCCGTTGTTTCCCCATCCGTTGCCGCCCCATCCGCAAAATACGAACAGGAAGAGGATGATAAGAAACCATGAACCATCGCCCCACATGCCATTACCACCGCAGTTGCCTGTTACTGCTGCGATATCGGCAGGAGTCATACTCTCACTTGTTAAACTCATGTTTTTTCTCCTTTCGCTGAGATAATATAATCAACGCTTTATGCGTGATTTGCTGTTATTTACCGCCATTTAGCAGTCCTTGGAACTGCTGTGCCATACTTTGAAGCTGATTAAGCTGCTGCTGACTCAACTTTCCAGAAGTTAGAAGCTTCTGCACTTCTGCTTGTGGATCGCCAGTAAACTGCTGTTTAAATTTTTGAAACTGCTGAATCATTTGCATTGGATTCTGAAACATTTGCATTTGCTCTACCTCCATCGTTTAAACGTTTTTCTAGTGCCGCTAGCCGTACCTTCAAACTATCAATCTCTTTTGAGTAATCATTTACACTACTCTTGCTTTCTGCTCCCGTTTTAGGCAGCTCTGCGCCCAGTCGTTTGTACTCGTAGGTTTCCATGCACGGTCGCCCTGATGCATCAGCTCGTTTCTCGTAAAAAACTTGTCCGTTGCTGTCCCAAAGTCTTACAAAGCCATTTGCCGCCACTAGATAAGCTTCTGCCGCGTTCTTGCCCTGCACCCAGATACGTTCATCATTGCTTTGCTGCCCGAACCCTTGAAAGCCCTGCTGCATTCCCTGCTGCATCCCCTGATTGTACCGCAGTTGCGCTAGCTGATCTGGGACTGGTGGGCTATAAGGTTGATATCCATAGTAAGGGTTATATCCGTTCATGCTTCGTCACTCCTTTCCCAGAAATAGAGGGGGATTTCCTGCCCTGAATCCCATGTATCAAAATAGTCACCATCAACCACAGTTACAACATGGCTTCCCAGTGCCAATACATACACTCCTTGTGGATGTTCTGCTGCAAATGATGCAACGTTATAGCAGATAGGGCAAGCCTCAGAGACTATACCTCTCCTAAAACCTTTATCATGCAGGTATGCGCCCCACACGGCATTTGCAGACGGCATATCAGCCATCAGCAAGCCCTGCACGCAAAGTTGTAAGTAGGTCTTGTCCCAGTCCTGATCAAGAGCCTTACTTAATGCCCTGACGGTGCAATCTCCTACTCTTGCTGCAATTGGGTTTGGATTATATCTTTTATACATGCGTTCTTCCCTCCATGGCTGTATTATCACACATGCAGAGGGGAAAAGACACGATGCAGGTACGATGATTTTACGCATAAAAAAAGAGCCTGCCGTTTCTGGCAAGCTCTCAGTTTTTTTACTTTTCAATATTAAAGTTAATAGTAATTGGATCAGTCAGAAGAAGTTCTTCGTATGTAGTATCATCCAATACTTGAATTTTTGTCTCTACATTCTGCAAATCTTCAATATTTTCAATTTCCACGCTATCATCAATAGTAAGCGTTCCTTTTGATTTTTTATTGGCTTCGAGTCCAACTGAAAACATCTGGTATGTCATATAGCCATTGATTGATGTATCAGATGTCTGCACACGAATTTTTTTATCAGTCAAATTCTCGGCAGTAAGCATGATATCATATCGTCCATACTCATCAGATATGCCATTGTAGGTAATGATTACCATATCGTCCTGATATACGATATCGCCCTCCTGAATTGCATCTTCCCCTCGAAGCTCTTTTAATTTCTGCTTCAATTCCGCAATCTGCTTTTCAAGCTTTTGGATCATTGCCTCGATACCCTCTACTGTGTTCTCGTCTGCTGCAATCTCAGCTCCTTCTTCTGTGCTTGTTTCTTCTGCCATTACTGGGGCTGTAGATACTGTAAGTGCAAGTGCCATGGTTAATGCGTACAAAGATTTTCTCATTGTGTGTCCCTCCATTTTCTTTTCTGCCCTTCTACAATATCACTATTTTTTTATTACGTCAACGCAAAAAGGTGGGGAATTTCCCCACCCATGCTATTTTTTCAGTTCTTCCGCATAAGCCGCAAGCCACGGAAGAGACAGCAGCTTATCAGATGCCGAGTACCAGTACTCTTGAAATCTCCGTGTACTTACGCACATCTTTTCCGCTGCTTCCTCTTGAGACATACACTCATCCAGAAGATAAGTTACTGCCTCTTTCTCTTTCCGATTCAGCCGTGCCCTCATCAGGGCATACTCGATTATGCCATTATCACCGCATCCCCAAAATATCTTAACAAGCCCTCTATCCATATATGCTACCTCACTACTATATAAGCAATCAGGGCGGCATTGGCAAGAGCTGAGACTACTAACGCAAGGCGGCAACGGATTAGCTGCCGTTCAGCGCGGATTGCTGTATCAATCGCATCACGCAAAAGCATTTTTTGTGCATCCATCAGTTATCCTTTCCGCAGGTCTGTTTCATCTACCCATCCGTAGACATTATCTCCGACTACATGATACTTGTGTTTGCCACTCTCATATATCCGTGTTACCTGTGCCTTGCAAGGTTGTGCAGGTACTGGGGTAGCTGCATTGGCTGAGATGTACTGCTTACCGCCTACAAAGCTTACTGCATCACCCACTGCAAAGCCTGATACCTTGCTGATATAGTTATAGTATGCGTCACCTGCCTTAGTATATGCGTAGCCGCATGACGCACCTGGCCACACAATTTTGTACCACCCTGATGCAGTAAGTGCCAAAACTTCCACGGCTACCCCTGCTAAGATCACGGTATACGAGGTGGCAGAGGTACTTGCTCCATCCCTTACGTGCATAGCCTGCTTTGCTACTGCTGTACCTATGCCAGTACCGCAGAGTGTAGTGTTACCAGTTGAGATAATCTCGCACTCCACTTTAGAGCCATCGTCCAGTACTACTACAGTATGTCCCTGTACAGTTGTACACAGGATATCTCCACGCATCTGATATGCTGAGGATTCTGTACATTTTGGCTCACGAATGATTTCAAATTCATCCGTAGAATCAAGAACCTCAACTTCGTTGGCAGTAGAAAACCACGGAATGTCGCGCTGCAAAGCACATGCCACACATACACGTACAAGGCTGCTACAGTCTGTCTCCACTGGGGTGTTAACCTTGCTGCAATCCCATCCGTACTGCTTAGCCTTGTCGTACAAATCCCAAGATGTAGACTGATCGTAACCGATATTATTATTTGCGCACGCTGCTTCCATGCACTGTGCAATGCGCTCACGCACTGCTGCATCTTTAGCACGGATAACTACCCACCCCTTATCATGGCGATACCATGCTTCTACAGCTACTTCCTGCCCTGTCTGATCTCCTGCCTGTCCACCAATTAGCTTGCCGCTTTCATCAATTCTTGCCGATCCGATTCTTACCATAGCTTCTCCTTACTCCTCTTTCATACATCTGTTTCCTTAATCTGGCTAACATTCATCAAGATGCAAGTGATACCTGCCAACACAACAGTTGATAGGCATACCTTCCAGTCTACCTCTGCAAGCATGGCAGAAGAGCCAATGACTCCAATTGCTGCCTGTGCCATGGTTTTTACGCATCTAATACCTACAGTTTTTAACCACTTCTTCATTCCTCTTTTTCCTCCTGTTCCAAGTCTTTGATACGATGATTTGCTACACCGATTTTTTCCATCACAACCGCCATGTCCTTTTCGAGATTATAAGTCCGCTCGATCACCGAATTGTGCTTATCAACTCTCTTTGCAAGCTCATCCAACTTATATTCCATAAGTGCCCGTGTGCGTTCCTGCTGTCCATGGTTATTGATAAGGCACACAAGCAAGGTAACTCCTGCTGATATACATGCAGGTATCAGGGTTTCCAAAAGTGCCATGCCATTTTCTCCTTATTTTGAGTCTTTTTTAATTTCTTTCGTATGCGGTTCGGCACGTGCCAACGCAATAAAGCGGTATCTTTTCAAGTTCTTCCTCCTGCCACTACTAAAGTTAACTATACTGTGTACAGCGACACTATCGGCACAAAATCCTTTTAAGGAAATAATCCAATCCTGTTGTAATGCCATTAGTTATCGCCTCCTCCTTAACAAACAAAGAAATATGCTCCCCTATCATAATTTGTGTTATTTGTAACTGTTAATTCTATCTTTTTGTTAGTAGTATTGTAAGTCTGAGATTTTATTAAAAGTTCGGAGTCTGGTGAAATAGCAATATAGTTATCAGTCATATAATCTCCTACAACATAAATTTCTTTACTTTCAGTAGAATTTGCTTTTACGCTCAAGTAATATTTGTTGTTCATTGCTTCGCATGTTTCATAAATCTTGTTTTTTAAGTTTTCCAAACGATTTGTAAAATAACAAGATGATGCTTTAGCCGGTCGTTTTATACTTCCTATATTATTAACTGTACAATTCCAAGAGCATGAACTAAACGAATAATGTCCACCCAAACCATCTTCTTCATCTAATCCAGTCTTACACTTTAATAATGTATTGGTAGCATGTATATATGGAATGTGTGTTACACTTTTTAATGTCAGCAGCCCAATGTCCATATTATACAATGTTGTATCATTTATAAAAATATAATCAACGTTTTTATCAAAAGCAATAGCAATATGACCATTACAAATATCACAATGGCTAAAATAAATATAGTAGCAATTTCCAAGATATACAAGAGTCCTAGTTTTATCAGATATAGATAATGCATCCACTGCGCACTCTCTAAAATAAACATAATTGGTATAAATTTCATTATTGCAGTCTATAAAAGTGCCATTAATTGTATTTTCTGATACATTCATTCTAACTCTATCGAAATAAATATATCCAGTTGTGGCAGTAATATATATACCATAAATCATATTAGAAATATAAATATCAGAAAAATGACAATTAAGACTTCTATCACCAGTTAAAGAAATACCAGTTCCATTTTTTGCTTCTAAATGAAAATTACAGATACTGATATTTTTACACCCATCTAAATTTAAACAAGAATTAGTTCCACCATAAATAATTTTAGTCGCATATCTTTCTGATGAGTCATTCATGCCAATAATTTTTAAACCAACAACGGATTTTAAATTTAATTGTTTTGATATAATAAAAGTTCCAACTGGAATTTTAATTTCAAATCCGTTTCCTTTAGAGAAAACTATCGCATTTCTAAAATAATTATAATCGTCATTAATACCATTGCCACGTGCACCAAATTGTTTTACATTCACCGTTTCATTTTCAACAATCAATTCTGCGACAAGCTTATTATTTAAAAAAATGATAGACCCGCCATCATCAATATCAGTAGCAATCTTTTTACGAACTTTATAAGTAGACCTACCGCCATCATTTAGCTCGTAATAACCTAAAGTAACACATACAGTATCTATTATCAAGGATGTATCTTCTTTCATCCTTTCAACCGATATATAATAATTTGCCTTCTTTTTTCTTAATGCATTTGTAAATTTCTCTTCATTGATACTACCATCCGACACAGTAGTTGTTGCTTCTGGATGTTCATTCAACCAACTTGATACTGCGCTATTTGTCTGTTCGTCTGTCGGTTGCCCTACCTCCACCCACTCTACCCCTCCTTCCTTTGCTCTTGGTATTTTGCCATCGTCAGTGGCAGAAGGTTTATCAACTTTATCTTGCTTTAGTGAATTAACATCTGTACTTAGCTGTGCATAGTCGGATGGGATAGTATCCTTAACCTGATCAACGATTTTCTGAGTGGCATTGGCGATAGCATCGTTAATGTCACTCTTGGACATGTCAGAGCCGTCTGGTACTGCGGCAGCATCTACAACCATGATGATAGGGGCAGACTCCACTACCTTGTCGCCAGATTTTACCTTGACCTTACATCTTACCTTGCCTGCTACAGCCGTCATCTGCTGCTGTATAGTTACGGTTACAGTACCGCTAGAGTATGCGCAGTTATACGAAAAAAACTTGCCATCAGGCTTACCACCCTCAAAAGTTACAGCCGCAGAGGTGGGGGCAGTCCACTTGCCAGAGGATGAAAATAAGTTAAAAACAAGTGTTCTTCCGAGATCATCATATTGTGATACATTGATGATGATTGGAAGAGTTCTCATCGGGGTCATGTCCAGGTCATAAATTGCTTTAATCATTTTGTTCTCCTCTCAAAATTTTTTCGTGATTTTGTACCACTTTTATGAGATCGGCTATCAGCTCTTCGTAGCCAATAGCACCGTAAACTACTTTATCAGCACCTCTAAACTCTTGTAGCAATGCCAGATTATCCATAGATAATTCTTTTGCGGTTTCTTGTACCTCTTGATATACAAGTCCGTGATGCACTTTAAGCTCACTATCAGCCTTGTAAGTATACGTCACAGGGTTTAAAGCCATTATCCAGTCTGTGGCGGTATCACAAGATATATCTTCGATGTTATCCTTTAGCCTTTTATCAGATGAGTGCACGATAGTTCCATTTACTGCAACTGTACAAGTTCCTGCCTCTGTATCATTAACCTTTTTCTTCCCAGAAAATGTAAACTCACTTGTCCCACTGGGCGCAAGATAGTTTTGCAAGCGTCCAGTATAATCATACAAGCTATCACCTGTCGCTACGTCTGAGCCAGAATGAAAATCGCAGTATGCAATGCCCTCAGCTGAGGCATTGTTACCGTAAAGCTCGATTCCGTAATTGATAAATATTGCCTTATCAAAACACACATCTTGCCGCTCGTATATCCCCGTATCTTTGTTATACACTCCACCCTGTGAATACATAGAGCCGATTTTAAAACGTCCGTCTGTGTTGATATATCCTGCACCAACTTTAAGCAAGCCAGAGTTTATTGTTACTTCGCCTGAGTCCATATCGGCACAAAAAAGAGTCTTTCCGGTGTTATCTACAACCTGTAATTTTCCAGTATCTATATACGCTGCGTTGATACCCACGGTGTAAATCTTCTGCAAGATTGCTGTACCGCTCCAATCTAAGCCGTTGTAAGTCTTGCCACCATCAACAGAAAAGATCATGCCACCATCATTGATACGAATGATGGTCTGAGATTCTTCAAGGACTGGCTTATCATGCAAAAACCAATCATGTGCCCCACCAGTGCCTTTATCAGTTACATACAAACCGCTGCCCTGCTCTACCTTCTTTACAAGCTCTGTAATCGCTCTTTTTCTGGCAGAGGTTTCCTTGTTGATTTCCTCTTGCGTGTTCTCGTCAATCTCTGTGAGCTTCTTGGTGAGGCTGTTTTGAGTACTTCCAACCGTGATACTATCGTATTTATCAAGTAGCACATCATACACAGTTTTTACAACTTTTGCAGTTGTGTTGATACCCAAATTTTCAAAAATAACGTTTACTGTATCACAGAGGTTGACAGACTCTAATGCAGCTATATCTTTGTACTCCTCAAACTGAGACAGCACCACAAAAGATACCGTAAGAGATACATCCGGCACGCCTACACCGCTCTGTGTAATGTAGCTTTCTGCTTTAGCTCTAAGCTGCGCGACTGTCGGCTTTTCCTCGAAGCTTGCCGAAAAATCATGTACCACAGTCCGTTTGTACGGAAAGTTATTTGCGTATTTGCTGTACACTGATACTTCTGGAAGTGTTACAACCTCTTCGGTTTCCTCACTTTTCCAGAAAGGGCAGATACCTGTGATCGTATTCGCAATACTTTCCTCTTGCTTTAAATCGGTGAGGTTCTTACCATAGCGAATCGTTACACCTTTATTTGATCCTCGGTTTTGGTGTAGCTTTACGATGTATCCAGTAAACTCATACTCGCCCTTGTAGGTATCTAAAATGCTTTCCTCTACACCACCAAGCAGAGCGCGGCAAGAGGTCGGAACTGTAAAAGCCATCTTTGCTTGCGTTTCTTTGCTCGTCCAAAATGCGAACGGGTTGTCCTCTGCTGAGTACTTTTTGAGGTTATCCATCGCTTCAACCACGTTGGATGCCTCAAAAGGTGTTACTGGTATGTGAGATAACTGGTATGAGATATGTTCCGCACTTACCTTTACAATGCCATTTAAAGGCTTGCTGATAGCGTAGATGCGAAACGGTTCTGGGTCGGTTTTGTAGGAAGGTACGGCTTTGATAATTCTTGATAGCTCCAAATCCTTAAAGTGCTGACCACTTAAAGGATACGTCATTGTCAGCTCATATGAGCCGTTTCTTTCCTCGGTGACTTTGCAGCTAATCACATCCACCAAAGCTCCTAAGCCTTGAGACTTAAAAAGCTTTTCGGTTGCTATATACAAAATTGGTATCAAATTGTCCACCACCTCCCAGTAATCTCTATTGATGTTATTCCACCAGTAAAAGTAATTAAATTCATCCCAGATTTAAGCTCTGGGAAGCCAGAAGCAAGCACCACATAACTGTTCATGTTCATATTTCCTCTGGTGCAGTCCATCAACTCAGAGTCGATAGTTACATAAGCCTGCAAGTTTAAACTCATCGAATAGTCGCCAATTTTTAGGGTAGATTGTCCATTTCCATATACTTTTATAAGTGGTTTCGAAGCGAACTTTGTAGGATTGAAAATTATACCTGCCGAAGTAAATTTTTCTACCCTCTCTCCATCTGTAAGCCATTTCTGGGGCTTACAATCAAAAGTCACTGTGGCTTTTGCACTGTGATTGAGTGCTCCTGTTGTGTAGGTAATAGCATCCGTCACAAGTCCCATCCTGTAGTACTCTGGATGGTGACTATCCTCTAGCCTGCAGTAGCTTGTAGGGCTTTTGAGCCATGCGCTGATCGAGTCCGCAAGGTTCTCAAACCCACTTTTGCACACTACAGTGTAGGGTACGGAGATATTTTCAAAGCATCCGTTATCTTTGATTAAATCTCCGTTCCTGCCAGGTATCGTATACTTTGTTACGCTCCTTTTGGGAGCGTTAAAGGTGTTTTGCGCTCCCACTAAAAGATCGTAGTCGGCAGAGGATTCACCATTGTATATCAAGTAATGTATCATGCAAATACCCTCCTATCTCTATCGTAATCATCTGCCATCTGCTTTGATACCTCCTCAGCTACAGCTTCGGCAAGCTCTTTTTTATCCTTGTCGTAGCCCTCTATCACTACGGTTACTTGCGTAGGTTTCTGGTTGCCTTTCATCTTCTCGGCAAGCTTGTTAAGCCAGCCTTCGGACTTTTCCAGAGGTACAACCGCCTCGTCACCTTTACCCTCTAGCAATCCTTTTTGACCTTTTCTCAAAATACCGCCCTTTTCAAGCTCTCCGATTCTTCCAAATCCGACAGTCGGTATATTGATTCCGAAGTTGCTGCCGCCAAAGCCCGGAACCCAATCTGGAATTGTTACCGAGATTTTATTCATTGCACCGATAACCGCATTTAAAGCCGACTCTATGCCAGATATTGCACCGTTAATCAGCTTGATAACTGCGTTGATTGGTGTTTTTGCAAACTCTATAATGCCTGCAAAAACGGTTGAAAATGTACTTACAATTCCGTTCCAAGCATCGCTCCATTTACCTGAGAAGATGTTGGTGACGAAATCTAGCATTCCATCGAAAAGCGGCTTTAAAACGTTATCCCACCAACTTACGATAGTGTCAAAAGCCGTTGTTACGCTCTCTGATACCGCCTTAAAAACCTCATCAAATACGGGTTTGAGATTTTCACGGAGAAAATCTCCGATTGCTTGAAAGCATGGCAAAAGCGTTTCATCTGCAAAAGTCTTGATTGCATCCCAACAAGGTTTCAAGTGGTTTTCCCAAGTGTCTGCAATCATCTGGAATGCTACACTGACAGCTTCTTGTGCTGCTTGAAAAGTAGTCTCAAAAAGCGGTTTTATGTTATCTTCAAGCGAGGACAACAAAGCGGTAAATACTGGCAGCAATACGTTGTTCCAAACTGCCTCAATCACCGAAAAAACAGCCGTTACAACTTCACCAAGAGCATTAAAAACCTCCGTTGATATCGGGCCGATATTTTCAGATAGCCATGTATAGATGCCAGTAAAAACTGGTAGTAATACGTTCTGCCATACATCCGCAATTATCGCAAACGCGGTCTGTACAGCCGACTGAATGCCAGTGATAATTGAATTGATAAGTGTACCATCTGTCTGCGCATCAGTTACAATTTGATTTATAACCTGCGTTAATACTGAGATCACACCAGATATAATATCTCCTGCAAACTGGATCGCAGTTGCAATGCCATCAACAATCACGTTAAGCACTGATAATGCAGTTCCAAACGCTGTGCTTTGTGCCCCTGCGTCTGAAAAACCAGTTATCAGGCTCACCAGATAATCGGAAAAATTAAGCACTGCATCAACTAATGGTGAAATCGCACTTGCGATAGAATTAAACGCACTAGAGAAAGCACTTTGAAGCTTTTCAAGCCAGTCCATAATAGGCAAGCTTGATATAAAATCAACAGCCGATGTAAATACAGCTTTTAAAATGTTAAATTTAGCAAGTAAACTCTGCCCAAGGATATTTGCAAGTCCCGTAAGTGGCACTGATACAAACCATGTTACCACCTGCCCTGCTGCATTGATCGCTTGCTTGATGGCTTCAAGAGCTGTCTTTCCTGCATCCATCTTGACTCGTGCATTATCAAGCGTACCACCTGCATCATCTGTGATACCCAAAAACTCTTTTACCGCATCAATCACTGGATTAAATGCAGAGAAAAGAGTTTTAACAGCACCGCCCAGACCCGAAAAAGCATCTGCGCCTGTCTTTTTGATCTGCTTAAACCACGATACCAGAGGTAACTTGGTGAGAGAGCTAAGTTTCCCTAGCAGCTTGGTTACTGCGTTATCAGCGACACCCCCAAGAGACTTTACAAGTCCCAGTAAGCCTCCAGAGCTTAAACCATCGGTTAAAATAGTGATTGAGTCTGTGGCAAGGTCTACACCGTCCTTGAGCGTTTTTGAAAAGAGGTTATAAAACGCAAGCTTTAAGCCATCAGTTGCAGAGCTTAAAAGGGTAAAAGAACCGCCCAAATTATCAAGCTGAGTCTGCGCCTGTGATGCAGCCGAACCACCTGTATCTGCAAGAGCCGCTTTAAACTCGTTTGTTTTATCAGCCGATACAGCCGCCATCTTATTGTATGCATCAAGCCCTTGCACACCAAAGATAGTATTAAGGGTTGCGTTCTTCTGCTGATCTGACATGCCAGATAATGCCCCTGTGAGATTATCTACGACATCGTTAAAATCACGTGCAGTTCCATCAGCGTTATATGCAGATACTCCCAAGCTATCCAAAGCCTTTTTAGCCTGATCTGTAGGTGTGTAGACCTCAGACATTGCAGAGTTAAGCGCAGTCGTTGCATTTGAACCAGTAACATTAGCTTCTGCTAATTTAAGCAGGGATAGCGTTACAGAGTCAGAAGCCTGTCCGTAAGCTGAGGCATTGGCAGAGACACCAGATAATGCCTCACCCAAACCGCTTACATTAGTATTTGCAAGGGTAGCACCCTTAGCCATCAAATCTGCATAGTATGCCGCGGATTTGCCCTCTTTTTTAAAGCCTTTCAGGGATGATGTAAGGTATGTAGCAGAGGATTCCATCGACATTGCGCCAGCCGAAGCAAGATCAAGTGTCGTACTTAAAAGGGTAGCTCCGTTGGCATCTTCATTTAAAATATCAGCCGCCGACATGCCAGCCTGCGATAATATATTGATACCTTCGGCAGCTTCGGTGGCTGTGAATTTTGTAGTCGCTCCCATCTCCTCAGCCGCAGCCTTTAAATCTTGTATCTGATCTACCGTCTTGCCTGTTGTAGCAGCAATCTGTGATACCGCAGTATCAAACGACATACCAGTATCAACCGATGATGTAATCGCTCCTTTCAGCAAATCAAAGCCTTTGGAGGCAACAGTTCCAATAGCATCCGCAATAAGTTTTCCTTTTGCGACTGCTCGTGTAGCAAGGCTCTCAAGTCCCTCGTCCATATCAGACGAATCAAGGCTGATGCTTGCAACAAGATCAAGTATATTCAAATCGTTACCTCCAATCCTGCTCTAATTGTTACATCTCTGATAATTTCCTCCGCATTCTCTTTTTCTTTTTCCTTTCCATCTCCATACACGGCATCGTAAAAACGATATGGCATTATATGCCCTCCTGCAAAGTTTGCAGTGTTCTCAGCAATTTTCTGTAGCGCATCAGTAACGTAGACTCTATACATTAACTCTTCCATGTATTGTGCCTGCCGTGCTTGCACATATACAAAAAAGCCAGAAAGCGTGCGCCCTCTATACTCTCCTATAGCTAGCCACAACACTTTCCGAGTCTCCTTGTCTGCGCTCATTAAAAAAGTCGCTGAAATTCTTGATCGGTAATTAAATCAATTAAGTCCTTGGTAAAGGACGCAAGCGTAAGGCTTGCCATGTACTCCTCTTTACTCTGATCTGAGATAATACACATAATCTCAATCAAGTCCGCTTTATGCCCTTTGATAAGCGCAGGCAGATTTTCTTTCAGTCGCTTGATTACTGTATTTTTCTTTTCTTCTTCTGGCACAACCGCCTTTTTAAAGATAGCTGCCGCCTTATCATCAACTGCGATATTGGTTACTGGTGCAATCAAATCAGCCAGTACATCAAGTACGCGATCACCTTTTACATCAGATAATTTCATTACTTATCACCTGTTCCCTTTTTAAAATGCACCTCGTATGGTACGGTATCTGGTGACGTTAAGGTGTAGTGCGCTGTGTACTCAAACGCAAATGTACCTTTAACTTTGTCACCTGTCTGTAGTGCGAAGCCAGTTGTTGATAAGCTGTTCTGCAAGTGGATTGCAATTGCACCACCATTGCCGTAATCGCCTACAAACCAGATATCTGTAAAATCAGAATCCTGTAAATCATCTCTCGGTGTGATCTTGAGTTTTGACGTATCAAGGTCTGCACCTGCTGCCAATGACTTAGCCTGTTCTGGAGTCATTGAGACATAAGTTCCAGATGCCTTGATCTCACGGCTTTCAATCTGCTTTAATTCCTTTGTATTCTTAGGACAATTATCAATATCCTCACCATAGTCAACAAACGATGGTGTATCTGTAAAATTGATACCGCCAGAAGTTGCACCCAAAATATTTGCTATAGATACCGTCCAAGTCTGAGGGTCAAACTCAGAAAGCAAGATACCTGCATTCATTTGGATATGTTCGAAAACATTTTCTGGCAGTTTTGTTGCCATTTTAGCCATATTTATTACCTCGTTAAATACTCAAGCGTGACGTTGATATACCGCCTTTTCACGGTCGGTGATGTCTCGTCCGTGAGGGACTGACACCACGGAACACCAGTTTTTACCCAGATCAAGCCCTCGTCACACTCAATCAAATCATGTTCTAAGATATATTTCCTAAATTCCTCGGCTTTTTGGTTGGGGATTGACTCCGATTCCGTCCAAAACCACATATTTACTGCTATGGCTACGTCCGAATCCCCGAAGCTGCCTGTAATATACTCATAGGTCAGCCATGGGAAAACTGTGTCGTCTGGAACGGATGTGGAAGGATAAGCCGCCATGCCAAAAGCCGTAAACCATGCCTGTAGCGCCTTATCTTTACTCAACTAATCCTGCCTCCTTCCATGCCTTATGCAATTTGTCCCCGTTCCATGCAATCCAATCAACCATTTCCTCGCTGATCGCCCATCCCTGCATCGAAAAATTCGAGTTGTAGACAAGTCCAGACTCGTTAAGGAAAGCGTGTACAATTTCATGCCTAAGCACTTGTTTCATTCGTCCTGCTGGGTCAGTTGCGATTGGATCACAGTCTGGGTTAGCAGTCTGGTCGATGAGGAAGATTTTTTTACTATATGGGTCAGTCCACCCATCACAGCCCTCACACGTTTTATACTGATCGTGTTGAACTACTGTAATCTGATACTCACATCCGAGTACCGTTATACTATTTTTAGGATTCATCATGTCGTTAACTCCCACTTCTCTGCTGTCACCTGCGCCATATCTAATCCCGATACCTGCGGTGATACCTTGTCTCCTGCATCAGAGGTTACGCGAAAGGTCTTGCCGTCCGAAAGCCGCTTAAAAACATCATGATACGCAAGCTGACATGATCTATGAGTCGTAATTGTAAAAACGCTTGTTACCCCTGATTTCTCAGCGACACGAGCGTCTAGGGATGTATCACGGCTAATAGCCGCCTGAAAGCCTGCCCCTTCTACCCATGTAGTCTGAAAGCCTCCTGCGCCATCTGGCACACGTTTTTTTTCAATCAGCCTGCAATCTTCCATCATATTTTCTACAAGTTTCATATCTTCCTCCATGTGTTTAGGCGGCTTCTAAAAGCTTCCTGCCACGTTGCAGTACCGGTATTACCTTGCGTAGCTTTGGTGTAGCTATAACCGCCAAAAGACTCTGACATATACGGTGTAGGATCACCGTATTTTTCTTGCCATGCTGCAATATCACGACTCAGCTCCACAACCTCTTGTGGGATCGCTAGAGCTGATATTGCCCCCGTGAACGTCTCATTTACGCGCTCACAAGGGAATTGATATACACCATCGTTAAATACTGACCCCTCTACCAGAAAGTATTGTCCTTGCTGTAGGAAGTCGATAGAATGCTGTACCCCATCACTACCTACGCAAGTGATCTCGTTTCCCTTGATGGTGTATGTATTTTCTCTGTGATCAACCACAAAAAAATTGCGAAGGTGTTTTAATACCAGATACAGCATCAACCTGTCCCTCCTTAGCCTAAAGACTTGATACGAGCAATCGGAATTGCCTTGTGATCAATCTTCTGAGTTTTTTCTGCGTTTTCAACGAGTGTCCAGTTCGAAGCTGTTTTAAAATCAGTTGGCATTGGAGACGTTGTGGTTGTAGGCTGCTTATAAGTGATTCCTCTCGGAGCAATTGCCTTGCGCTGACGGGAGATCAAAAAATCCTGTCCACCATACTTAAACGGATCACGAGTTGTTTCATTTGGCACTGCTGCGCCAATATCGCAATAATCAAATGCACCTCGCCCTAAAATATAAGTTGTGTATGCGCCTGTATCAGAATCAAACGGAGCATCATCATCAATTAGCACGGTTCTGCCGTTCCACGTAGCAAGCGTCAGATCTTTTTCAACTCCGTTTGCATCTACACCCTTGCCGTACTGTAATACCTGCAAGTTCTCAAGATTAGTAGCTACCTGAGAATGCGCAATCACAAGTGAAAAAATATTCTTGTTTGCACCTGCTGCTTTCTGGATAGTATTATTAAGTGTGGTTACACCCACAGTCTTTTCGCCTGCCTCAGTGATGTCAAGCGTGTGTGCTTCAACAAACTTGGCATCATCCGTTTCGGTCATGCCAAAAATACCTTCAAGGACAGCTAAGATATTAAGCTGCAGGTTATCATCCCAGTAGCCAGATACCTGCTTTGCGATATCTACCATAAAATCATGCCCCGTGATATCTCTAGTAAAGTCCTTCTCTCCCCACGAATTAGCTCTGCCATAAGCTACAATGCCCTGCATATAGCTATCAATGCTATTAGGTGTAATCGTAGTTTTGCCATCGTAGTTTTGAGCATCACCGCCAATTAAGCCAACCATGGGCAATACAACGTAGTTGCCGCCTGTCTGATCTGCAAGTAATGTTTTAAGCTCGTCTCTAATGTTAAAAATACCTGCTCTTAAAAAAGCGTTCTGCTTAATTCTCGGTACGGTTTCGAGGTATTTCCCAAATACCTCGCTATTAAAGTGTTTGTTATCAAATACTGCCATGTATTACTCCTTTACTTAGAGAGCCATGTCTTAACTTCTGGTGCGTCTGGGTGCTCATTTGCATACTCCATCTTTTCCCCAAGACTCATCTTTTCAAAACTGCTCGACTCATCGTTTTTCGGTGGGTTCGGAAGGTTTGCCCCCTTCTTCTGCGTATCCACGATGTAATCTTTGTATTCTGTCTTGATGGACTTTGTAAGCTCGTCAGCTCCTTCAATCTTGCCATCTTTGAGCTTGATATCAGAAATCTGCTTTGCGCTTGCCCTTACTACCAGATCAACCAGCTTATTGGAAACTCCTGCATCGGTAAGCAACTGCTTGTAAGCGTTTTCTTTCGCTGTAAGCTCTGCCGCCTGCGCCTGATCGCTCTTATACTTTTCAAAAGCATCATGCTCGGACTCATACTTGGTTTTCCACTCATTTTCCTTGTCGCTGTTGCCCTTCTGAGCTTCGACAAGCTGAGTCTTTAAAGTGTCACGCTCGGTCTTGATCGCGTCTACCTCAGCGTGTGCCAGTTCAAGAATCTCAGAAATTTTCTCCTCATCGGTTGCGTTTTGGTTTTTAATGATCTCTCTAAAATCTGATTTTTTTAATGCCATTTTGCTATATCTCCTTTGCTTTGGTGGGCTTGCTTGCCCTATAGCCGTATCTGCTATGCTGTGCAGCTATCGTAAGCATATTCCACTTTTTGATTGCTGTTGTATCAATCAAAAAAACTATTTCAAGTAAAAAGGAGAGCTTCTCAGCTCTCCAAATTCTCTCGTATGATCTTCGCATACTCATCTGTATGATTTGCAAGCGCAGGTTTTAGATATGGTCGCGCTTTCTGCCCATTCGTCATGTGCCAGTTGCCCTTGCTATCCTCGTATACCCACGAGGTTTTTCTACCCCCGTCAGCATACTTTCCAGTTCCTAACTCAACATACGGTGCATACTCTACATTAGAACCTATCAGTACCTTGTTATCTCCGTCCATCTGATGTGTAATGCCATTGCGCAGGTTTCCAGTATCGACAGGGCATTTCTCCTTGGCATATCGTTCCGCTGTCAGTCCGCACTCCTCTAGTGCTTTTTTGATTTGATCGCGGCTGGCACGGATAACAGCATCAGTATTATCAATCTCAATTCTTATGCTACTTCCCATGTCTCTGTTTCCACTCCTTATAACTTTTTACGCTGTGATCGTTTCTTCTCGTCTGATCTGCATGTATCGTGATTGCTACCATAGTACAGCGGCAGTTGTATACCTCGCACGGCTTGCCTTTAGGGTCAGCAGGGTACATACAGCCGTTTGGGAATGGCTCGTCATACCTCACCCTTACTCCGTTTAGCTGCCTATGTGAATCTCTCACTCGGTGATCATTTGCCGACATCCATTCTTTCTGCATTTCAATCCCTATGGCAGAGGCACGGTTATAGCTTTCCTGCCGCCCACCATTCTGCGCACCTGTTATCATCGTCCTTGCATTTCTGATAGCTGCGCTGCGGTTCATGTTGGTGACGTTTTCTAGCCGTTTTGCCAGATCGCCCACTGCATCCCCTTGTAAGATACCTTGCAGCACTGCATTCTGCACCTTTTGGCGATTCCATCGCTCATCCTTTGGGATATCTACTCTTGCAGGTGGTAGCAACTCAATCTCACCCTCAGACAGTCTCCTGATTGTGTCCTCGTCCAGAAGGTCAAAGCTTATGCCGCTTCCCTTCTCGATTTCATAGGCTGAATAATTATAATTCTCGCGGAACACCTCGGGGGTAACGTTGTTGATATAGTCAGCCGCCAATTTATTTGCATCAGTGAGCCGCCTTGCCATCTGATCTCTCAGAGCTTCCCACCTTGCCCCTCGTGCTACCTGATTGCTGACCCACTGGAAGAACTCTGCATCTGTATATTTCCCTTCCATGTATGCGTTATACTCTTTCAGGTAGCGTGATTGAAACGTTTTAAAGTACTCCGTAGCCTTTTCTTTCAGTTCTTTGTGCGCTTCCTGATATACCTGTTGTAGCCGCTTTTCTACCTCTCTCAGCCTTTTTTCTGTGTATTTGTCGGAGTAACTACTCACTCAGTATCAGTCCCTTCCTCTTCGTCATCCTCGTCCTCTTCATCGTCTGCCGAAAATCTTTTAATTTCTTCATCCTGCCGTTTTTCAATTTCTGCCATTGCCTCTTCTGGTGTGAGGAATGGCAGATGCTGAATCACGCATTCATCGGAAAGGTAGTTTGCGGCTGATAATACCATGTTTGTCTGCTCACTTTGGTTTACAACTCTGTTCCAAGTAAGAGTAGGATTGTCGCTGATTCCTGCGAGTCCAAGAATCTTTTGCACGAAATCCAAAACATAATACTCAAAATCCGCACACTTATTATCTTGCGATTGATAAGCCGCCTGGATCTCCTGCGTAGTCTTTGCAGCTGCCGAGAGAGTAGAAACGTCCAGAGCTTGGAAGTCCTCGTATATATCACGTCTGAGAATTTCCAACATGGTATTTCTTGCTTCTGTTGGAACCTCTAGTGTATGTGCTTCTACTTCTGTTCCATCCTCAACTGCTGACGCCCTTACGGACTTCATGCGCTGGATGAATTTTGCAAGGTCTGGATCGTCCATACCTCCCTCGTTTTTTAGTACCCAGTAGAATCCTGCGGTATCATCAATATCATTTGCAAGCCCACTCTTGATATAATCGTAGCAATCTATGCTCTCTTTGATGCCTACCAATTCGCTCTCATGTGAGTCGTTGGCATATAGTGGGATGATCGGCAACCCTGAGTAGTTGCTTTCAATTTCCTCATCTACTCCTACAGCCGTGCGTTTGATTGTCTTGATATAGCCATGTTTTCCATCCTTTGTCCTCACTGGGTCGTTGTTGGTCTGAATGTAATCGGTATAGCCGTCTGGCTCATACAGCGTACAGTGGAAGACAACGTCTAAACCAATTTGGCGATACCAATATCTAATACCTGCCATTAGCTGTGATGTCTCCTCATCATACAGAGGGCAAAAGCCCGGCTGTGATGGTGTATCAGCATACCCGAACACCTCCAGATGATCTAAGTTCCAAAAGCCGAAAGCTCTACCTCCTGCCATAGCTCTTTTTGCTGCAAGCTGTAACTTAAAATCAAAATCTTTCCCAAGCTTTTCTTTGTTCTCTGGCTTCTCCAACTTCAAGCCGTTTCCTAATACATACTGCACTTGTTGTTGGCACAGTCTGCGGAAAAAGAGCGTTTTAAGCTTGTAATTTGCTGAGAAAATATCTTTTACCTGCTTACCGCTCACAGTATACAAAAACTTCTGGAACTGCTCTATTGTAGTGTTGTGTTTGTTGTAGTACCGCTCACCGTCTTTGGCTTCTGCATACTCTTTCGTCCCTCTAAATTCTGCCACAGCTTCCACGCAGAAATCGCCCTTGCCCTCATCTGGAACGTTTACTAAATCTTGATATGTTTTCAATCTAATCTCCTTATAGCATATAATTTCCCTGCCGCATTTTGGTATCTAATGCAGCTTGCGTTTTAACTGCAATTCTCTTTGTTCTTGCGAAGTATCTAACAGCGTCCATGCAGTGGTCGGTTTCCTTCTCTGGTTTTTCTTCTCCACGCTCTAAGGCTTTTGCGTTCCAAGCGTACACACCAAACTCCTGTATTGTGTTTTTGCACCTGCGCATAAATTTAAGCCTCTTGCGCTCTAAAAGGTTTGATACATCAGCGATACCGTTTATCACATCGTTGTCGGCATCCTTTGCATGTAAGCCACGCTTTCTTATTTCGACTTTCAATGCAGCTGCGGAAGGGTCGATGATAACTTGCTTTGGGTCTGCGTTCCTTTCTACAAGCATCTGCACGAGTCCGTCTACAAGCTCCGCAACAGTCTTCTGTTTGCGTTCTTCTCGTCCACTGTAATAATACTCGCTGAGGCATAACCAATCGTCTGTGCCTGCGATTCTGCGCCACAAAAGAAAAGTTGTTGCATTCTGAATACCGAAGTCGGATGAAACAAAGTAGTCTCCTATGGTTTCTGGTTCTTCGTCCAGAATATTAGCGTCCGAAAACATATCATATACAAGACCTTCGGCAGTTACCCACAAGCCAAGAATGTAGAGATCGTAGAAAATGCCAGAAAACGTTGACTCATAGCCTTTCTTGATCTCCTCAGACAGACCTGGGTTGTCGTCCATCAAGAAATGCAATCGCAGTGCGTTATGCTCTTTGGCTTTTAATATCCAATTTTGATAAAACCAGTGCATTTGACCTGCTGGGTTGCAATTAAACCAATACTTTCGCCCACTCACTGAACAACGTGCTAATGCCTGTTCGACAAATGATCTCGGCATTAATGCCACCTCATCCAGAAATACACCTGCTAAAGTAACACCCTGTATCTTTTGATATGATGCCTCGTCTTTGCCGCCATAAATATAAAAAGTATTGGTATGCTTTCCGTCACTGATAACCAGATCACCCGATGCTATATGCAGCTGCATGGAAAAGTGTGTCTGCATGTAAGCCATTGCCATAAGCGGTCGAATGACATTTCTCAGACACGTTTTATCAGTCTTGGAACAGATACCAAAATTTTGTTTGTTGAATCCTCGCATCGCCCAGAGAACGAAAGCCACCGACATTACAGAAGTCTTTCCGCTTCGCACTGATCCATCACAGATGAGCGCATCGTAGCTGCTGTTTGGAAATGCCAAAACCTGTAACTGCTTTTTGCTAAATTTCGCTACTTGCATCATCATCCTTTTCAAGTGCTTCAAGCGCAAGTGACAATGGATCTTTTTCTAGTTCCTGCACCTGCACAACTGCTTTATCAGTCTGTCCAAGCCACTGCTTGCCAAGCCAAATTGCCATAGCTGCGCTTTTTTCTGCCAGCTGTAGCTGATATCGTCTCAGCCTGATCTTCCCGTTTGAGCTTTTCTGCTGATACACTTCCATATACGGCAAGTTATATGTCCTTTTGCACCAATTGTCTAATGTTTTATCTGTTACATCAAGCACTGCACATATTTCTTTTTTGGTGCAGAGTAGTCCACACAAGCCTTCAAAAGTCTTTCTATCAATCTGTTTTACTGGTCGTGCCATTTTAGCCCTCACTTTCTAGCAATACTGCTTTTTCTCCTGTATAGGTCTGCCACCTATCTATTATTGCGTCCGCATATTTAGGATCATACTCCATCACGTATGCAGTTCGCCCATTTTGCTCACATGCCATTATCGTTGTTCCACTTCCCCCAAATAGATCAAGCACTTTGTCACCTGATCTTGTATTATTTTTGATTTGATAGTCAAACAATGGAATTGGTTTCATCGTTGGATGAATGTCATTTCTTATAGGTCGATTAAATTTTAAAATTGTCGTTTGTTTTCTGTCACTCATCCATGTATGCGCTGCGCCATCTTTCCAACCATATAAGCACGGCTCATGATTCCATTGGTAATCCTGTCTCCCCAAAACGAATGTGTTCTTCTCCCATATAAGGTTTTGCCTAATTTTCCATCCTGCGTCATTACATGCGGATTCAAAGTTAATTGTTTCGCTAGATGCATACCAAATATAAAAAGCAGCCCCCTCACGCATTACATCGTCTGCATTTTTGAATGCATCCCTTAAAAATGTTCTAAAATCCTCGCTATTTAAATTATCATTCTGAATTTTAAGATTGTCTTTTGTTTTCCCTTCATACGATACATTGTACGGTGGATCGGTTATCAGAATATCCATTTTGCACCCCCCCACCAGTTGCAAAACGTCTGCTTTTTTCGTACTGTCTCCACACATCAGTCGATGCTTTCCTAACTGCCATATCTGTCCTGTTTTTGCCATTGGATCTTCTGGAAGCTCCATTTCATAATCATCTTCTTGTGCTTCAAGTTCTTCTTCAAGATCATCTAATACATCTTCAAAGCCAAAAGCTCCCATATCTACGTCAAGAAGTTCTTTTAATTCATCACTCAGAAATTCAGTCTCCCACTCTGCCTTTTCAGCCGTTTTGTTATCTGCCAGCCGAAATGCCTTAATCTGCTTTGGAGTAAGATCATCTGCAATAATGCATGGGACTGTCTCTAGCCCAAGCTGTTGTGCTGCCTTGTATCTAGTGTGCCCTGCTACAATCACATTTTTCTTGTCGATGATAATCGGGACTTTAAAGCCAAATTCCTTGATGCTATTTGCCACATACGGCACTGCATTATCATTCATTCTTGGATTCTTTTCATATGGTTTCAAATCCGTGATTTTTAAATCCTTGATTTCCATTCCTTCTCCTTTCTAATACAAGAAAAGCCGCCTTTCCAGACGGCTATGCACCCTGAGGGTGTGGCGAACCAGAATTGCACTGGGGGAGTGTATCAACTCAGCCACTTTTACCGCCTGTGGCTTATAGGAGGTGTATAGAGTCGTCAACAGCTTTCTCCGTACTCCTGCATTGTAGAACTAATTTTGATTGTTGTTGTATCAATCCAATTAAAATCCTGCAAAATATCCGACTTTATTTACGAACTCACTTTTCCACCTTTTAATCGTTACCTCAGAAAAATGTAACTCGTTTGCAACCTTTAGAGTGCTATATCCTTTATAAAATATTAAATAGATTGCTTTATTTCTGTATTCCCAGTTATCATATACGGCTGTTGCCTTCACCGCCTTTTCCATCGCTTTCTCGATGTTCTGGAGCTGTGGGGAGCTGTGCCGCCCCCTCGCGCACTCCTTGATCAAACTCAAGACTACATTGTACCACCAATTAGTGTACCTCGCTTTGTTCAATCATCATCACCACCTACAGCACATACTGCGAAAACGATAGTTACAATGATTCCTGTAAATACTCCTGCTACAAATACTGCAATTTCCATGTTTAATCCTCCTTCAGTTTTTCTTTTCCTTCCGTACCCGTTCCACCTGATATAAAAATCTGCGATACGGCATATTGCACTGCCTTGCACCTTCTGCTATCGGGATTCTTCCGCTATCCACTTTTGCGAAAATTTCATAAAAATTATCTGGAAGAGGGCAATGTGGAGAGCTTTTTTTACTTTCTCCTCTGGCTTTAAGCTGCTCATTTGCATATTTTGTAAATGTTGCCTGTGATACCTTACATCTCTCAGCAGCATCTACTCCGCTTAACTTGCCATCTCTCCATTTCTGATAATTTTCTTCAAAATTTTCAATTTCAAGTTTCTTTCTGTTTCTGGAATATCCTGTGTGCTTTTCTCCTCTGGCTTTTATCTGCTCGTATGCGTACTTTTCAAAAGTTACTGCTGCTACCCCGATTATCTTTGCCCCTTCTGCGGTTGTAAGCTTTCCATCTCTCCACTGTGTATAAATTTCTTCTGGCAGCTCTGCCTTGCGTTTAAATACCTGCTTTGATTTTCTCTTTGTGCGCTCTCTGGTCTTTGCTCCATTTTCTGGAGATTTTGTGGCTTCTGCTACATTTTTCCGCATTTCTGGTTTTTCCCAGTGTAACCAGTTCTTGTACATGGGGCGGTTCTCGTACTTCTTCCCCCACAGTCCCAAGTCCATGCTGTGTGCTCTGGCATCTGCTACAGCCGCAGCTTCCTCGCGTGTAGCAAATAATCTTGTGCCTAGGTCGCTCTTTTTCCAATAGAATAAGTTATTGGCATTGTCGCCCACCTCTCTGTGTAAGCACACGGATACGCAGCCTAGCCCACCACTTTTCCACTTGTACGGAGATTTTACAATACTCTCCACCACCTCAAGCCCATAGCTTCTAAAACCTTCCAGTCCCTTATATCTCATCGTGTAATCGCTTGTGTAGTACTCACATACACAATATACCTTGTCTCCAATTTTTGGACTCCACTCTGTCATGACTGTGTTTTTCTCCCTTCCCAGTAATCAATCAACTCCTGCTCCTTCTCTGTGTAGTCCCAGCACATTTCTGTGTCGTCCAACCAGATAGCAGAGCACTCTACTCCATTGCAATCTGTGAATCTGTACAGCCCTGCACCCAGAAACAGCTTGATTTCTGGCACTAACACATGCGCAGACTCTCTTGCGTACTTTGTATCGTGCATTAACTTCATTTCTTACCTCCTGTAATTCTTCCCAAAAATCACTTTAAAATCTTCATTGGGATATCTTCTTTCAAATGCTTTCTGCCCTTCTTCATGCAGCTTTTCCGCTGCTTCCTTGCAAAAGTGTACACCGCAGGGCGGCTCGTTATGGTGGCTATGGCATAGCCAAACCTTTAAGCCGTACTTCTCGGATAGCTTTCTGTTTGCCGCCCCTCCGAAGATGTGGTGCATTTCAAGCCCTGTGTCTGGCAGGGACATTTCTGCCCCTACCAGTTCTCGGCAAATGTAGCATTCCTTGCGATTCTGCAAAATGCTCTTAGCCATTCTCCTCCTCCGTTACCTCTCTTGTTAAAATATACAGCTTATTGTAATCCATCGTTACCTTGTGGACTCTACCGCCTCTCTGAGTCTCAAGCTGTACCACATGTGGATACTTTGCCGTTACTGCATAGCATCTGCTGCTATACTGGTATGTTACAATCTTCTGATTCTCATCGTAAATCGGCTTCTTTCTCACGATTGTGAGAATATTGCCTACACTCAAGCCGTTCTTAAATGCCTCAATCTGCTCGGCTCTTATCGCCCGCATATATTTTGGGTAGTCCTCTGTATAACCTGGATGCCCTGCTTCTACATATCCTGCTGCTCCACTCATTTGATTTCCTCTTCTTTCAAAACCTTGATAATTGGCTTATCATTGCCATAAGCGATATCACAAGTAATAGTCACAAACGCACGTTCCATCAATTCAGTTTCCGAATACATTCCTAATGTGAATACAGAGCCATCTATTGTATCTGCAAGAATAGCTGACTTTCCGTTGCTGTAATGCTTGGAGCAACGAATACTGCAAATATTCTGCAAATTGATTATGGTATCACGTTCTTGTGTAATTATAAAATTCATTTCTTTCCTCCTCTAAAATCTGCACATGCAATAGCTCCTGCTACAGCAAATACACCTGCTGCAACAAAGGTTAAGGCATCTCCTGTAGCAATTCCGCAAACAACTAGATATAATGCAACCAAATAGTTAATCATTCCGCTCTCCTTCCTCTGAAAAAGCATAATCTTTGATTTTTCTGTCCACGAATCGAATCTGGCTTGGGTTTACCTCGCCCATCGTGCCGTCCTCATACTCCACAAGCCCAAATATCATGCTCATTTGTCCCTCTGGGCAACCGCCAATGTACAAATCTGCTGCAACAGGCTTTGCAAAATTTCCCCACATATGGAATAACGCTTTCTTTTCTTCGCCATTTGTGGTTACAATGCATGGGCGAACTCCAAAGTTAATTTCTATATCCATAATATCCTCCTACATGAAATCAAATATTGATAACTGCCCTTCTGGCAATTCCTTTTTATCTTCTCCCAACAGCTTCATAATTTTTTCTTTGCACTCTTGGAGCGAATTTAAAATGCGCTCTGGTTTCTCGTATCTGCGCATATATACAAGATCTTCATGTTTCGCCATATCTTGCAGCCCCTCTACTGGTAGCATTGCTATTTCTGCATCCATACCCAGTACCTTGTAATTGGCTTTCACGTACTGATACACAGAGCTTTCAAGGCATATCCGCAGAGTGTTTGCCGCGTTTCTTCTGATTTCGTCAGGTCGTGCCACAGAATTGTTATCTACAAGGTCAGGGACAGGGCGGTTATATTCTTCGGGGTATTCTTCGGGCTTCAACTCATGCTCGCATCGCCAACGTAAGTCCATAATGTTTTTTCGTTCCTCATTCATCGTCCATCCGTCCGACCACCACCAGTCATTGCCGCCATAGGTTTTGAGTTTCTCCCAGTGTTGGAAAGCCTCTGCCATCTTTTGTTTGATTTCCTGTGGCTTATCCATCCTCGCGCCCTCCTTTTACATATTTCACATAGCCCAAACGTCCTCTCGTGTAAAAATGGGTTCTTCTGGCTATGGCATCTGCACTACCATCATCAATGTGGCTCTGGCAGCATTGATCTGCTATCCTTTTAGCTTCTTCTTCACCATATCTGTTTGCATACCAGCCATTACCGCAAATATTGCAGTAATACACCCTGTCAACTTTAATTTGATGTTTCCGAAAATGCCTCTCTATTTCTGAGCTATTTGTCGAATTTTCTCCGCAAACTGGGCAGCAATAATAATCTACACTTCTAATTCGCTTAAACTCCATTGCTTACCTTCTCTCGAATCCTGCTCGCTGCCATTTCTGCATACCCTTCTGTTCTCTGATCCGTTCCGATATACCTCATGCCGTTCTGGATTGCCTCAATCTGCAATCTCTCCTCGTCATACGTTGGTATCTGATAATGGTTCACTTTTAGCTGCTCTGGTAACTGCAAATTTTCTCTTGCCTGCTGTACATATCTACCATGTACCTCTCTAAAGGCGATTCTATCACCCTCTAAGTTCTGGCTATGGCAGAGATTTTTCCAACCCAGGCACTTTACAACCTCTTTTGTAATCGGACTCAAACTCTCAAGAGCCTCGTCCTCGCGCATATATCCATACTTGTGCATCGCTGTCAGCCACTCAGCCCAACCCTGCTCCCAGTCTGGGAGTTGCGCTGCATTATCCTCTGCACACCGCTTGCGGATATCTGCGATTGTAGGTGGAAAATGCTCCTCCATGATGTACCGCTGTGCTGCGTCATTAACCTGCTGCATCGGGATATCCTGTAACATCTGATACCACAAAGAAATAGCCGCTTTAGAATCCAAAAAACCCTTGGTTGGATAGGCTGTCTGAAGGGCTGCTACCACCTGCGCCCACATTGCTTTCTGTTGATTCTCTGAACCATTCTTGTACAGCATCTAATTTATCTCCTTTCTTCAATGGGGTGTCCTTCTGCACCCAAGTATTGTAATTTCCTTCCCACACCTTGATAAAATTGTTTGGCAATACAAACCAGTCAAAGGTTATCATCCATCCCTTTTTGTTATCACCACATAAAAAGCTGCTTGATCTGATATTTTCAATGGCTTTCAATACCGCTTCTTTGCCATATTGTTTAAGCCGTGCTTTTAAGTTGCCATATCGCTTACTGGATGGAACAATCTTGTAAACCTCTGCAATTCCCATAGTTCCAAGCGTATTCCATGCTTGGATAATCTCCTCTATATCAGCAGTACCGACATCTTGTGTCGGTGAATCCGTTACATTTGGAACGGATTGACCCTTTATCTCTACTTCTCCTCTATCCTCTGTATTTTTCTCTTTATTTCTCTCTATACTCTTCTCTTTCTCTGTGTTACAGCTTGTTACAGCCCCGTTACACTCCGTTACATCCGCGTTACATTGTAACGCTTTTCTGCTTCTATAAGCTCTTACACGTGCTGCACTGGGGTCTTCTGAGCCTGTCAGATTCGTGCATTCTGGCAAAATATACTCATTATCTGCACATTCCTGCATCAATCCCTGTGCAATTAGGAACTGAATTGTTATTTTTACGTTGTCTGGCTCTTCGTCCAGATCAAGCGCAAGCTCATCACAGAAATCATCTTCCACTCCCTCAAAGAAAAGCTTTCCTTCCTGCTTGAGCGCCAGCAAAAGCATTTTAAGATAGATTACTGTGTAGGTATCTCCTCCTGCAATTCTTCTCAGCTTTTTAATGGCTTTCTGTCTGAAAAAATCTTCTGGCAATTTCAGCCAATAATATCTTTTTGCCATCCGTTTATTCCTCCTCTGCCTGCATCACCTGCAAGCCACAGCAAGGGCAGGTTACGGTATTGTATTTAGTATTCTTCGCAAAAGTCGTTTTGTACTCACTCGGTTCTGCATCAAAAATACTTTCGCAATATTGACATGTAAAACGCTTCGTCTTTAACTTACGGTTGCCATACTTAATAATCTTCATTCTTTACTCCTTTCTTACCCTCTCTGCAATGCCTTTTAGCTTTTTGATGTACTTTAGGCTATAAGTTATCACCCAAAGTCTCAAATCACTTTAAAAGGCATCTACGAGGGTTTTAAACGCTATCAATAATTTTTCATGTTGTTGCTACCCTTCCAGATAGCAAGCATCCGATCCAATTCTTTTGGTGTGATGGTATCAATGCCCAATGACTCTGCGTCCGATACCGTGCCATGTATCAAATCGCTCATTTCTTTCGTGTTGTAGGTGGATGAACCAAAGTAGCATCGCACTATATAACTTTCTCCCTCTGCGCTCAAAATCTCAGTGTATCGAAACTTATCCTTTAAAATTTCAAGTGCCTGTGCGGTTGCTCTCAGGTCTGCAAAAACTCCATACTTTGAGAGCTGCAAGAGGTAGATCGTCCACTTGTCTGAGCCTAGACGTTTCGCCATCTTATCGCACAGCACCCAAAAGTATGCGTTTGCATCCAAACTTCGCTTGCTACGGTGCTTTTTTGCGGTAATATCAAGCTTTTCCACATCTTTGATCTCTTCCACCTCTCGCAGAGCTTTTTCTTTCTCAGACACGGAAAAGGTGATTTTTAGCTTGCCATCTAGTGATAGGCTCATGCTGTCAAACCTTCCAGAAACTACCACTGTTCAACCTCAATCTGCGTTGGTGCAAAAACTAACCTTACTCCTTTCGCGCTCATCTGCGTAACGATTTTGTAAAATGCTTTTGCGCAAGTTTTTTCATCATCATACTCTGCTACAATCCGCTTTCCATAGTTGTTGCCAATATATATACATTTTTCTCTGTAGTAGATGGCTGCAAAAGAATCTACGTTGTAGGCTGTACTTCTCTTCAAATCCATTAAAAGCATTGTTTTGACCCCCTATCAATTAAACGGCAAACCTTCATCTTCTACGCCATCAGGAATATTCATCCATCCGCCCTTATGCTGACTTGGCGGTGTGTTCTTCTGTGCCTCTGCCATAGCAGGATGAGGTACGTATGACTCGCCCTCGCTTCTCTTCTCGCAAAACTCCTGCGATTCGATTACCACATCAGTGGTGTACACCTTCTGTCCCTCTCTGTTGGTGTAGCTGCCTGTCTGTAAGTGCCCTGTTACAAGCATCTTCATTCCCTGATACATATACTTCTCAGCAAATTCTGCCTGATTGTCAAATGCTACGCAGCTGATAAAATCTGCTGTCTGATCTCCCTGCTTTGTCTGCTTTGATACTCTGCGATCTACTGCCAGAGTGTATCTAGCAACTGCCATCTGTCGTGTGCCCTGATTTGTGTATCTGACTTCTGGATCACGTGTCAGTCTTCCCATCAAAATTACTTTATTCATCTTCGCCCTCCTCAAATTCTTCATCTGTGCCAATAAGTGCCGCGCTATCTGCGCTATTCTCGATCTCAACTTCCTCAGTGATACTTTCCTCGCCCTTAGGACGCTTCCCCATTCTGTACTCGTACAGAGGGCATTTTGTGCAGGTACAAAGGCGAATCTCAATAAACTGCCCTGCTGTGCAATCCATGCACTTGGCGCGGATTGCTTTCAATGGTGTCAACTTTGCCATTATTTTTCCTCCTTAGTCTTAGTCGCAATTAATCTCTTCTTACAGTTTTGGAACTGCCCAAGTGTCATTTCTTCTAATTTTGCGATATGGTACGCTGTGCAAATGGTGTCCTCAGGCAATCCTGTTCTAGCTAACTCTGCCCTTATGATCTTAATTTCATCGGCAGATACAAGCATAGGTTTAAGCTCCTTCTGCTCTACCTTCTGTTCTACCCTCTTCATTCCCATTTGAAATACTTCGATCCCACGCTCGTTAGTGATTGCCAGGGCGGTTATCTTGCCGCCCTCAACCTGCATACTCTTTACGCGGAATCGCTCGTAGCAGGTATACCTCTGGTAATCGCCTGCGACTTGCTCAATCTTACACTTATCGGCAGGAATCCAGATAAACGGGGCTGTATACAGCTCTCTTCCAATGCCCCAACAGAAACACGCTCTCTTGAAAGCGTCCGAAGCCTGTCCCTTTTCTTTTTCGGTGTAGCTCTCCACACCGACATCCTGCTTCCAAATCCACTCTCTCTCCTGTGAATCTTCGTGCAGCACTCGAATGCCTACGCTGCAAAAGAGGTTGCCTCCAATGATCTCGTATTTCTTCTGCCAGTTATCAGCTCCTACGGTATCATCTAAGATATTCTGATCTACTCTTGCGTCTTTATACAGCAGAAGTGACACACCATTTTTCTTTACAGTTGCAATGCGAACCTCCACATCATCCGCTGTCAATGTTCTAAATTTCATCTACTCCATTTTCCTTTCTTTCTCTTCCCCTGCTTTCGCTGCTCTGTGAGGTGTTTTAGCAGATTAGCATTTGCCATCCGCACTCTGGCAATCTCCCAAAGAGTACCGTTAAGCTTGCACAATACTTTAACCATGGCGGTAGCTACATCTACTACAACTTTTACGATTTCTGGCATTGCTTTCTCAAGAAAATACTGCTTTGGGTTCATGCCGTGAAGCTTCTTAAACTGCCTCTTTCTCTGCCGCTTATTCATCCTTCTCCCTCCTGCTTACTTGATCTGAATGTTATTTGTGGTAACGAGTGTTGCACCATCAATGGAAGTACCTGCCTTTAATGCCTTTTTAATTGCTGCCTTATTAGGCTTTGGCTCTTCGTAGGTAAGGTACTCGTCAGGCAGGAATGCCCCTGCATTGATCTGGACGCTTTCTGACTTTCTCCAACCAATGGCAACCTTGCTTGTCTTGATCTTCTCGCCCCCTGCGGAATCCATAGACGCTTCAATGTACTTTTTGATACCCTCTGCCTTTTTTTCTGCTGCCGCCTGACGTGCTGCAAGGCGCATCTTCTCGGCTTTCAAAGCTTCTGCCTCTGCCGAAAGATTCTTGTAAAACAATGCCAGGTTCTCAAGCTTCTCCTCACGCTGCATTGTTAATCCGTCAAGCTCCTGCAATGCTTCCTCGTTGATGATCTCTCCTGTGTCAGGGTCTACTGCTGCGCCCCATGCCTGCTCAATCTGCGAATTGATTTCGTAAAGTGAAAATGCCATTATTCTTCTACCTCGCTTTCCTCTTCTGCCTCTGCTTCTGCTTTCTCTTCTGCCTCCGCTTCTGCTTCTGCTTTCTTTTCACCCTCTCTTACTGCCTCTGACATCAAGCTGTAAAGATGATTTGCATCATGCAAATATGCTTCTGCTTGTTCGTAATCTGAATGGTTCATCGCAAAGCTAGCAGCATCAGTAAGATATCTGCGAAGCTTTGCAATTAACTTTTGGTCTGCAACATCAAGGCTAAAATGCATCTTGCCATCTATTCCTTCAAAAACATATCCTGTAACGCTACTCATTTTTTTATCCTCCTTACTTTGAACCAAAGTATAGTGCTACTGCCATGCTGCCAAAGATAACACATCCAAGAATCAGGTCTGAGATACCCTTCGCAATTACATCAAGAATTTTTTCACGCTTCGCTTCCTTCTCAAGTCGCGCTTTGAATCCTCTTGAAATCTGGCACTGTAATGCTCTCTCTGCATTACTTACAAGCTTTTCTGCTTCTAGTGTGGGTTGCCAAATCACCTTCATTTTGCTTCCCTCTTCGCCTGGCGCATCACCTCAAGTCTTGCCGCATCTGCCATGCCTGAGGTATAACCAAGCAAGAATGTTCTATAGCTGCTCGGCAGGGTTGCCGCCTCGGTGATGATAAGTGGCAATGCCTCGCGCTGCTTGTCGCTGAAATACTCTTTAATCTCGTTTAACATCATTTTGTCCTCCTTTAAAATAATCTCTGCTGTGCGTTGGCTGCCGTGATCTGCTCCTCAAGTACTGTCGGGAGCTGATAGCAGTCGATAAAATCATGTACATCTGCGATATACTTACGCTTGATACTCTTGTAGGTACTTACACAGCCATACTCTCTTTTCAACTGGCTGTAAATGTCCTTATACACTTGGCTTCTGATGCTACCGTCTGCGTATGCTTCGCTGTCCTTACCACCTAAACACTGCACTCCCTTGCGCTTTACGTGCTGCTGTACTTCGTCAATCTCGCATCCATACAGCGGCATATCTGTTTTCAGTTCTGTTACCTCTGCCCCAAGGGTAGCAACCTGCTGTTCAAGTTCTACATACCCCTTCGCAATCAATTGAATCTGTCCTGCTGTTGTAAGTGGTGGAGTCTGATAGCCGCCAGTCTTACGGATTGACGGAAGTACCTCACCTGTCACCCATTTTCTAAACTTGCGTGCGCTTTCCCTGCGGCTCTCTAAGATTACATCGTAAAGACCATCCTCGTTGACAAATAACGCTTCCTGCGTTCTACCAATAGTGTCAACGATGGGGTAATTTGAAATTACCTCATCCGAAAGTCTCTGCTTTACTCCCTTTGCTGTAAGCTCTAATGCTCTACATACATCGGCAAGGCAAAACCACGGCTCACCGCCAATCACTTCTGTTCTAATCTCTCCAAACTCGGAATTTTCAAATACTGTCAAACTGCTATTAACTGTCTGCTTTTCTTCCACTGTTGCTTTCTCCTCTTCTACTTTATTTTTTAAATTCTCTACTGCTTTTTCAAACAACGCATCTACCTTGCCCTCTGCTGTCTCTTCAAGTGGCTTCTCAACTGCTTCTTCTGGCTTTCCTCTGTCAGTGGCATCTGACTTTTTCCCCTGTTTTGTAGCGTTATGCAGCCAGTTTAAGAAATCTGATATAGTATCTGGAGATAGCTTGCTACGCTGGCACAGATTGCGTACTCCTGCAATGCTTATAACATTGATGCAGCGTGTACCTCTCATTGACTCGCTGACAATCTGTTTCAAGTTTTCTCCTCCTGCATAGCGGTTAGTATATACGCTTCCGTATCGTTTAAATCCTAAAGCCCTGCAGATATCTGTTGAGTAGAAATACATATTCTCGTTAATCAATGTTGCTCTGATTTTCCCAAAAATCGGGTGATGGAAAACTTTAAAATCTCCTGCAGCGTTTTCATAGTCCTGCTGTTCATCTTTAAAAAGCGGTAGATAACGCGTCCCATTAAACGATTCTTCTAAAATTTCAACATAGAAGGTAATTCTCTCTGCTACTTCCCTAAGTAAGTTGCTAGTCTTTGCCTGTGCTTTCTCGCACAAATTCATTACTCCGTCAAAATCAATCAGATTTGCTTTCTTCAAGCCATTCTTAATCTGCTTGATATGCTCTTTCCCTGCATATCTCTGCGTATATGTGCCTGTCCATGTGCCTTTTCCAAGGATTCTGCAAACGTCAGCGGCATAGAAATATGTTTTAGACGTTATCAGTTCAACTCTGATTCTTCCAAACTCTTCGTTTGTGTACTCTAACATGTATACTCCTTTCTTGTGCATTCCAATAGTTACAAGGTTCGCGCAAACCTGATCACTCCGCGCAGGAGTCGAACCTGCATTACCCAAAGGGTAATCCGTGCGGAGCTACAATTTAATTAAATTTCAAGGTATTCATATTCTTCAAGTGCTGCATCAATTTCCGCCTGATCAAGTGCCTCATCATGATAGATTGTGTGGCTTCCTATTGTGATCTCGCGAATTATGCAGACATGAAGGGATTCATCAATAGTATAATTTGCTCCTGTTCCCACTCCTACATATTCGTATAGCAAAGAACATAATGCATTGATCTCGCCAACATTCCAAGCTGTAGCTACACTAGTCGGGAAAAGAGTGTCAGGCATTCTACAAACTATATTGGAAATCTTATGGATAATATCTGTTACTTTCATTTCTTACCTCCAACCTTGTATTTCATCAGCACATACTTATAGCCATCAATGATTCTCTGGATATCTTCACTATTTCTTTCCTGCCCTCTAGCTGCCTTTTCTTTCATCCACTCTGGCTCTACACCAGAATATGTAACTTCCGACACTAGATCACAATCGTCTGACGGCATGAAATACTGCACAAATGTCTTGCACCTGCAGTAACCTTCAAGGCACAACGTTAATCTGGTAATTTTGTCCATGATCTCAGTGAAATCATACGGAACATGCTTTCTTGGCTTGTATAATCTAATGATCTTACCGTCTGTAAGCTCTACAATGTAGCCGCATCTTCTTTTTGAAAACTCCTGCATTTCTCTGTTACACGGATATACCTCGGTCTTGATGATCTGCATGTACTTCTTTTTCAGCTCCTTCTGTGTCATTCCTCTGCACCTCCTAAAGCTCTCTTATACTGCTTGATCATTGCCTGATATCCTGCGATAATACGCTTTATGTCTCTCTTCCAGAGCTTGGACACCCTCTGCGGTTGCTTGAGCATCCATTTTGGCTCACTTCCTTCTCTGTAGTACACCACTGTAACCAATTTACAGTTATCTGGTGTATCTTTGTAAGCCACAAATGCCCTATACTTATATACCCCTTTAAGGCACTTTCTCAAGGTTTCTATGTACTCCTCGAAGTAGTACACATCGCCTAAACACGTTGGTTTTTCAATGCTTGTAATTCTCTCGCCCGAAAGCTCAATAAGATAGTCGTCCAAATTGATAACATAATCTTGCATAGCCTCGCTGTTTGGGTATACTTCGTTTCTGATGATCCACTCAAATTTTGATCTTAACTCTTTGTCTGTCATTACGGCATCTTCCTTTCTAAGCTATATCTCTTTGATTTTTTACATTTAAATGCATATTGTTCAGAACTAGAATACCAACCTGCCTCAACACGTGCACATCCCATCTGAGTAGCGCAATAGCAAAACATATTCATGCTAATTTGGTCATATCTCCACATTTTGCTTACTTTGTCATGCATTCGTCTATACAAACATGATTCTGTATACTGTGTGTTTGTGTTAAATGCTCCCTGCCTATAGATTTTAAGAATTTTTCTTACCTCTACAATTGTAGGGCTAAGACATTCGAGTTTCCAGAGTGGCGCGTGATGCCATTCTGGATTGCAAATGGCTGCTAACTGCTTTTCTTCATGCAGGTAATCAATTCTTTCCATGATTTTTCTCCTTTCTGTGTTGATTATCTGGTAACTGTGATACAAAAGTTCGGTTAACCTTTGCATTCAGTGCATTTTCTATTTCTTTGATTTCGTCTTGCAATTTGGCAGTTGCTAGCTTTTCTGCACTATCCTTGTCATAGGTTTCAATAATGCAGCCTGCTACCAATTGCCAGTCTACATAAAAACATACCTCGTACTTATGCACCCACATCCTCCTTCTTTTTTCTGCTCACCTCGATACTCTCAAGCCGCATTCCATGCTCTCTCAGCCAAATTCTATATAACTCACTCAGCACGTTATGCGCTATGCTGTCCTGATCTGCTTGTGGTAGCTCTCTGAGGTGTTCTGCTTCATGTCCGTTAACTACAACCATATTGCCCCCTCTGCCCGTCTTGCCGTTAGCTCAGCGTTGATGTTATAGTTTCCAATACCATTTACGGCGAGTCTTCTTATATCCAAAAGCCTCTTCAATCACTGCAGGACACACTCCTGCGATTACCATTTCATTTGATAGTTTGCGTTCCAGATAGTGATACATGCACTCTGGCAAAAATATTCTGGAGGCAAGAATCAAGTTATAACAATGATTGTAGTAAGCATCAAGCCGTTCGCCTGACGTTTTTGTCTTACCCTCGTAGATCTTCTGGAGGATTTCTTGCACTTTAAGTGCTTTGCAACTCCAAATCTTAGGGGGTTCAATGCTGTCTCTTCTCAACTGTTCAAACGCTGCGTGAGGTGGTCTTTCTTCCTCGTAGTCCTGCTCTGGCTTGAAGTCGATATACGTTACTTCTCTGTCAGCTTCCTCTGGTGTAGGTTCATCTGTGGTTTCCTCTGCAACATCTTCTGTCTTAGTGGTTGAAAGATAATGCTTATAAGGCACACCGTAGTAGTATTCAAACTCATCAAATGTGCAGTTAAAAGTTTCTATACAAGCATTAACGCTGCTTTTCAAAGATGAGATTCGATTTGTGCATGGCTCTACACCTCTACACTCAAGTGTCATTGTGTTAACGTCAAAATCGAAGGTTGCTTTAAATAACCACTCATTCTTTGCAAAATCGGTATAAACTGTAACGGTTCTGGTATTGGAGAAGTTTCCCATGCTGATTCTCACATAGGAAATAATTGTCTTGTCAACCTCCTGCAATCCCTCTGCAAGTCTGTTCAGTTCTCTCTTGATTGTTTCATCCTTCCATGTTCTCATATCTTTGTTTTCCTTTCTGTGAAGCTTTGTATTTCTTAGCTTGTCTAAATTATAACTTAGACTCACTAAAATGTCAAGTATTTTTTCTTAGTTTCTCTAACTTTTTTCTTTACTTTCTTTTTAGGGTATGATATAGTTAATATCGAAAGGAGGTAGTACGAATAATGGAATTGAACGAAAGAATACTACTTATATTAAAAGATGCAGGCAAAAAAAGAGTTGACCTAGCAAGAGCACTTAATATTTCAGAAGCGTCAGTATCTACAATGTGCAGTGGAAAGACAAATCCCAGCGCACAAAACATTGCATTGATCTGTCAAAAATTTGGAATAAATGAAGAGTGGTTAAAAACTGGTAAGGGAGAAATGAAAGCTCCACTTACCAAGCAAGCTGAAATTGCAGAGATCACAGCACAACTTTTTCACAAAGAAGAAACCGATCCAGAGACTTATAACTTTCTGATAGAGCTTAACAAGTATCTTTTGCAGCTGGATGAAACCCAAATGCAAGCCGTGCTGGACATGATCAGGAAGCTAAATGCAGCGATCAGTAAGGGTGATAAGTAAAAAGCATATTACCGACAGCAATAAAAAGGCAAAAAAAAGAAAGCAGGGACTCAAAAAAGTCCTTGCTTTTTTTATTCATCGCACTTATAGTTAGGGCTGTAAAGGATTCGCACATCTTTTACAACCTTCTCTGATGTGAGAACGTACCTTTATCCTTTCTGTCACCCCTCGTGTTTACCTTTCGGCACGAGGGGTTTTCTATGCCCTTTTTATTAGTTAATCTAACATTATTATTTACTTACTATGCAAAATGCGATATAATATAAGTAGGAGGTGAGGAAATGAGACGACCAAAAGAGCGCATCTGTGATGAGCTGATAGGTGAAAGAATCAAGTCCGTGCTAGATCATGAGGGGAAGAAGCAAGCTGATCTGGCAAAGGCACTGGGAATTACATCCGCATCAGTATCAAGCATGTGTGCAGGACGTACAGCCCCAAGCGTGCAGACAATCACGCTGATCTGCCAGATGTACGGAGTGAGGAAAGAATGGCTCTGCACTGGCACTGGCAGCAAGTACGTAAACATGGATTTGAGAGACGAGCTGAAAATCATATCAGCAGAGTTGGCTAGAGGAGTCACAGAGGACTCCCCAAAGGCACGATTCATTCTAAATTTTTCAAAACAAATCCTTGAGATGGATGATGAACAGCTCAAGAAAAACATTGACACGCTAAGACTACTAACAATGTTTTAAAAGGGGGGCTGTGCCCCCACTAAATGCGCATCAAAAGTTCATAAATCAGTAGTAATACATCTTCGTTTTGCGTTTGTAGCATAGTGGTTATCTTTTCAATCAACATCTTTTTCATTTACGGCTCCTTTCTGTACGCGTTTAAGCGTGCGGTAAATGGCTAACAGGGTAACAAGATCAAAGGTTTGCAGCAGGTCAGATATCTTTTTTATAAGCTCCTTTCTGTCCATATAATGCACCTCCTTAAAAAAAGATGTTTCTATGTTAGCACAAAGGGGAAAACGATATAATACTTTTTTCAACACTTTTGATGTGACTAATGGTGTAAACGTAACACAAGGAAGGACAGAAATGGCAGAAAAGGAAGAACAGAAAAGGTTAGATAAGGAAGGGCAGAAAAGGGCGGCTATATACGTACGCGTATCAACCGCAGAACAGAAGGAACACGGATTATCAGTGGATAACCAGTTAGACGCATTAAAGAACTATTGCCAGGAACGCGGTTTTTCGGTTGCAGGCATCTACAACGATGCAGGAATCAGTGCGAGAAAGAAATACAAATCACGTCCTGCATTATTGCAACTGCTAGAGGATTGCAAAAAACACAAAATTGATATTATTCTTTTTACAAAGTTAGACAGATGGTTCCGTTCTGTTGCAGACTACTATTCGGTGCAGCAGGTTTTGGACGATGCAAAAGTTCCATGGAGGGCGATTTGGGAGGATTACGAAACGGAGACTTCCGCAGGAGTGTTTAAAGTAAACATCATGCTGTCGGTGGCTCAGGCGGAGTCTGACCGCACATCAGAGCGAATCAAGGCTGTACTGGAGTACAAAAGGGAGCATGGGCACATCATAGCAGGTAGGATGCCGCTAGGGTACATAAGGACATCTTCCAGTACCATTGACTACGATCCTGCCACTAAGGATGCCATGCAAGCGTTTTTTGACACCTACCTTGACACTTACAGTCCAGTAGCAGCCATGGACGCTGCAAGAAAGTTAGGTCTGCGCATGTCACGCAAAACCGCCCACTTCATCCTAGACAAAGAGCCATATTACGGCACGTACTATGGAGTTGATGTGCCTGCATACATCACACCAGAGCAACACAAGATCATAGAGCAAGCCAGAGTGCATTATCCACGTACACCAAAAGATGATAGAGTATATATCTTTACAGGGGTGATCTTCTGCGCCAGTTGTGGAGCGCGGATGTGCTCAAAGTTATCCAAGCACATCCGCGCAAATGGAGAGACAATTGAGAGAGGGTACTACCAATGCTGCACAAAGGTTAGAAGAAAGGACGTTTGTGAGAAGCCTGCTTTTGTGATGGAACACAAACTGGAAGATTACTTAATCGAGCATATGTCCGAGTTGATCACGGACTACGAGGCAAGTATTGCACAAAGCCAAGAAAAGGCTAAGGATGCAGAAAAGGAAATCAGCCGCATCAAGGGCAAGCTCCAAAGGCTAAAAGATGTATACCTTGATGGGGATATGAGCCGCGCTGAATATGTAGACAAAACATCGCAACTCAAGGCGAATATGGCAGAGCTTGAAAACCAGAGAGTCCCACTCAGCCCAATAAAGCAGCTGCCTGACGATTGGGTAGAAATGTACTGGCAATTATCCAAGGGTGGAAAGCGTGATTTCTGGCATCGTACCATTAGGCGAATTGAGATTGATGGTAAGAAGGTGTCTAAGGTGTTTTTTATATAATTTTTTGTCCTTTTTGTTGCTACTATGTCACCTTGCCACTTGTAATAGTAACATAATAGCAACAAATCTATTAAAAGAGCAAAAACAGCAAAAATACACTACATTGACATATCCAATCTAATCGCGTATAGTGAAAATATCCAAAACAAGGAGGAAAGAAATGAACTGGGAACACCTGCTAAAAGTATATGAAGATATGGGGGTTGAGAATATTATTCCGATAGCCCACACTAGAATTCACCCACATGTGAAAGTTTTGATTGATGAAAAAGGTAACTTTATTGGCGCAACCTTGAATGGTGAAGATCGCTTCACCATTCCTTGCACTATCGAGTCCGAATCAAGAACTAATGGAAATAATCCGCATCCTATCCACGATAATATGCAATACTTGTCAGCCGATTATAATAAGGAAAAACACGATAGGTATATGGAACAGCTAACAGCTTACATCTCAAAAGTAGATGATAAGCTGGCAAAAGCCGTATATTTTTTTACAAGAAAGAATTGCATTAGGGAATGTCTGAAAGATTTTTTCAAAAAGCTTCCATTGCCAGAAGATAAAACTGTAGTGTGCTTCGTTATGGCTTATCAATCGGATCTGAGAAAGGCAAGCATCAGCGGAGATTATGAAAAGTATTGTTTGCATCTTCTGAGATCGGGAGACGGGCAAAACATGCAGTGGAAAGACTATTATCTGCATAGCCTACAGCCAAATGGTATATGTAGCATTACAGGAAATGAAGGTTTCATTCCTAAAACATATCCCAAGGGTATCCGATTTGCAGGTGACAGTGCAAAACTATTTATAGCGTCTCCTTCCAATATTTTATTGGCTGGAATGCCTACTCTTGCACCCAGCTATGTAGTATCGCAGAAAATATTGCATACGTTGCAATGCTTATGCTATGAAGGGTCGCAATGGGCAAATCAAGTAATGCGTGATAATCTGGACATCCTACCATATCTCGAACTGACAGGCGAAGAAAAAAGA